GCCGCCGGGCCGTCGCCCGGGCCGCCGCCGACTTCGCCCGCCGGACCTGACCCCGGACACCGGACAAACCTCCCCGCCACGCCCCCGGCAACCCCGGGGGCTTTTTTGTGCCCGGACGCCTTTTGCCCGGTTTAGCCGGACCCGGCCGGAAAAAGTAGGCCCGTATTTGCCCTAGGAAGCCGTTTGACCGGAGGGTCCGGGCTAGGACACCCCCGGTTTCCGGCCCCCGTCGCCGTCGCCCGGCTAGGCCCTTCCCTTGCCACTTTGACAAGTCCGGCCCACCCCCGGCTTGGCCGGGAGCCCCTACCCCCACCCCTCCCCCTCCCCCGGCCGTCGCCCGGTGCCTTTCCCGGACCGGATACCGGGCTAGGGACCCGTCCCCCCTGCCTCCGGCACCGGGCAATAAAGGTTTAGGGGCCTTTTCCCTTGACTTTCCCCTGCCCCGGCCCGGCCGGAGCCCTGCCCCACCCCTACCCCCACCCCCACCCCCCGGGGGGGGAGGGTTTGCCGCCCGGGAGGGCCCCTGCCCTAACGGGTCCACCCCCATGAGGTTTTTAGTCCCAAATGCCCTAGGCCCGGCTGGCTTGCTGGAGAGTTGGAGATTGGCTTGTCCAACTGTCATCGAAAGAAGCGAGCGAAGCGAGCGTTGGGAGGGGAGTATGAGGGGAGGGACGTGGGGGGTGTGTCAAGCACGGATGGACGTGGGGTCTGATGCTAGAAGAAGAACTGATGCTGTGGATGCAGATTATTGCTTGACCTAAAGGCTCTGTTAGCGGATAAGGAATGCAACATGACCGAAAGAGAGATTTGCGAGAAGTTGGGATTGAGCCGTGAGCAGTTGCTTGAAGTGCGTCGCATGTTCACGGAGAACGAGCATTGGTCCAAGATTCCGAGTAAGCGTCAGCAGAAGTATTGGGACGTGGTCTGGACCGAAGAGGGCCTTGCCAAACTGATGGCCCAGTTCGGGTTCAACGAGACGGAGGCGGTAGTCATCAAGAACGAGCCGCTGTTCAAGTCCGAGGGCAAGGTCGTCGGCAAGTATGGCAACAAGCGGCTCATCATGGTCGACGTCGACGGCAAGAACCAGCCCGTGCTTGTCCGGGATTCAGACTACTTCGCCGTCGGCATGACGGTACCGCTTCGCCGGGACGGCGAGCGACTGGTGGCCGCCCGCCACCCCCGCTTCCCGGGTCGTTGGTGATTGACCGACTGTTCCACGGGGAACAATCTTAAGCATGGCAGATAAACAGATACCCGGCGTAGGAGGAGCCCCGCTTCCTCCTGAGGACCAGTACAAGCCCAGTTTCCTTGAAGAACAGACAGGGATTCGCTTTGCTGGTATCAATCCGTTTCGTTCTCAGGCTCAGGCGGACATTCATGCCCGTGCCCGGTATGAGACTATAAGGGTCTGGAGCGATGCCCAAGACAGGTTGGTTTCAGCCGGGGAATACCTCCGTGAAACTGAGCCTGTTGCGGAAAGAGTCCTTGAACAAACTGTTTCCGAGGCCGTCGACGTTGAACAAAAAGTGCTTAGGAAACAGATGGTCCGAAAGGGCGGGTTGGGAATTGCTGACCCAGAAGCCGCCACCCGTGATTACGTCATCAATCAGACCGTCGGAAAGGTGCCTATCGCAGGAAAACTGCTTGGACGGGCGGCCTCAAAAATTGCTGGCCTAGACGTTACCGAGATGGGTGACGCTACGATTGATGGGGCCCGTCGTCGAGCCTCTGATGCTATTCGTGCGGAATACGACCAACTGGCTATCCATTGGAAGCGTTCAGAAGTTCAAAACGCCGTCCATGGACGTCCATATGAACCCAACTTCCTGATGGGACTTAATAACGTACGCAAAATAACGGACGGTATGCAGGACTTTACGGCAAGACGTGAAGATAGTTCATTAGTCTATCGTCCTCACTTTGACATGTCACAAGGAAACTCCGGTCCATATTTTGACAATTCCCCACGAGTCCCGGGTCAGGCTAACCTTTTTTGGGAAGAGAAGCCAAAGGTCAGTAAGATGAGCAAGGTGACGATGAACTACGATGCCAAAAAAGAAATGACTCCTATTGCATGAACTTTCAGCCGACCCCGCATCCGGTGCTTGTCGCACCCTCGGTTCAGGACATCAGGTCTCTGACTGAGAAGTTTGGTGCGGGTAAGGTCGCTGAATTGCTTACTCTCCGTGAGGACAAGATTCTCGCCGAAAAACTAGACCCGTATCGTCACGGTTTTGACCTTCCGCATTGGAAGGAAGCCGACAATCTGCTGAAAGAGTGCAACGAACTGCTTGTCCTTGGCGGCAATCGTGCCTCCAAGACTGAATGGGCGGCCAAACGTGTCGTCCAGACGCTCATCAACACTCCAAATGCCCGTGTCTGGTGCCTCCATACGACCAACAAGTCGTCCATCGAGATGCAACAGAACGTCGTCTACAAGTATCTGCCTTCGGAGTACAAGGAACTGCGTAAGAACAAGGTAACGAACGTCCAGTACACCCAGAAGAACGGTTTCTCTGACGGAACGTTCATTCTGCCTAACAAAAGCCAATGTTTCTTCATGAACTACGCCCAGAAGCGTGAGGTCATCGAAGGTGGCGAGGTCGACCTCATCTGGTGCGACGAATTGGTGCCCTTGGACTGGGTCGAGACGCTCCGCTACCGAATCGTCACCCGTCTAGGCAAATTAGTAACTACTTTCACCCCGATTCACGGATACAGTCCTGTCGTCAAGGAGTACGTCTCCGGATGCAAGTTCACGGAGTTCAAAGACGCTGAACTTCTTGGACCCGGGGTTCATGTGACCGGATGTCCGTCTGGAACCATGCCTTACAAGGCAAAGTGCCACGGCCGAAGTGCCATGGTCATGTGGTTTCACTCTCAACTTAACCCTTACAACCCCTTCAGCCAGTTAAAGAAGATGCTGGAGGCCAAAAAGCCTTATGAAATCAGAATCCGAGCGTATGGATGGGCAGACAACGTCACGGGGAACCAATTCCCGAGGTTCACGGAAGCAAACGTCATCTCCCCGGACAAAATCCCGAAAGAAGGCACCAACTACATGGTCGTCGACCCAGCCGGGGCCCGAAACTGGTTCATGCTGTGGCTCCGTGTCTCGGAAACGGGCGAAATGTACGTCTACCGGGAATGGCCGGACCTGTCGGAAGGCGAATGGGCCATGCCGGACTCGTCGCCGGACGGAAAAGCAGGTTCTGGACAACGCAATAACTGCGGACGCTCAATCGAAGATTACAAGATACTTGTCCGAGAACTCGAAGGAAGCGAAGAAATCTGTGAGCGATTCATCGACCCTCGGGCTGGAGGCTCTAAGGCTTCAATGGACGACGGTGGCATCTCACTCATCGAACTTTTGGACTCGGGTGAAGCACCTATGCACTTTCGCCCGGCCGCTGGTATCCGCATTGAGCAGGGTGTGGCGATGATTAACGACGGTTTCGCCTACGACAACCATCAGCCGCTTACTTCAGTCAATCACCCTAATCTTTACGTTTCCGAGGACTGCCAGAACCTGACCTACTGTCTCCGTGAGTGGACGGGAAAGGACGGCGACAAAGGGGCTACCAAGGACCCTGTCGACTGCCTACGTTACCTCATGGTCATGGACCCGGAGTATCAGGGACACGACGCCATGCGTTCTTGGGGCGGAGGCTCTTACTGACATGCTCAAACCACCCGCACTACTGACTCGCTCCCAAGCGATGAACATGACCGGATTCGGACGGAAAATCATCGAAAAAATGGCAGACCAAGGCAAGGTTCGCACTTATCGTACCAAGGGCAATCACCGGAGATACCACCGGGACGACTTTCTAAAACTACAATCTACTAATGAAGAACGACAGCAATAACGAGGACAAGTTCGTCTATTCGACGGGCAAGCCCGACGTAGGATACCTTTTCCAAGAGTTTCAGCGTTCGCTGAACCACGGGTCCAACACGGCCCGAGTCATCGACAACGACAACATCCGTTTTGCTCGCTGGGAAGGCCAGTCCGGCGACGGCAAGAAGCACAGCGACATGCGTCCTGACGGCGACCCTGCGTTTCCGTTCGAGGGTGCGTCCGACGTGCGTGTTCGTCTCGTCGACAACACCATCAACGAAATCGTCTCCATCCTGATGACGACTTTCGACCGATGCAACATCCGCATCAACGGCACCGAAATCAACGATGCTGGCCCCTCTGCCGGAGCCAACGTGTTGATGAACTGGATGGTCAACAAGATTAAGGCCGACCTCCGCAACGAAGCCGAACTTGCCGCTAACTACACCCAGCAGTACGGATGGTCTGCCATGCACGTCTTCTGGGAGCAGGAGATGGGCACTCGTTTCCAAGTCGTCCGTGCGGAAGAAATCGCCGCACTCGCCCAGATGGCCGCACAACAGGACCCTACCAGCCCTCTGGCCGGACTGATGGAAGCCATCGCCGACAAGACGAAGGAGCAGTATGCCGCCGACCTCATCACGATGTATCTGAAGGACATGGCCCTCAAGGACGTGCTTTCTGCCGTCCGTGAGATGCGTGAAACCGGCGTGGCTCACATTCCGGAGCAGTATGTCGCCAAGAACATGCCTCGCATCGTGGCCCTCAAGCCGTTCGACGAGATTTCGTTCCCTCCTGAAACCATCGACCTTCAGAATGCCCGTGTGGTCTTCCGTCGCACGTTCATGACCGAACTCGAACTTCGCCAGATGGCCGCATCGGACAACTGGGACAAGGAGTTTATCGAAGAAGCCATCAACACCGCCGGGATGTTGAACTCGTTCAACGACCCGAACATCCTGCCTTCTGCGGCCTTGTTGAACTATCAGATTAACCGCAACGACAACCTTGTCGAAGTCGTCTACGCTTATGCCCGACTTCTGGACAAGGACGG